GACCCTGCGGTGCTGTGTTCTAGCGTATCTGCTTTGATTTTTCCTAGTGCCATTATTCAGCCTCCAGTGCGGTGATACGGGCAGTCAATGCGGTAATTGTTGTCTGTTGTTCTTGGATTGCTTTAATGCAAAGCGAAACCATATTTGCGTAGTGCAACGCCTCTGGCTGGTCATTACCATCAGCATCCTGACTATAATCAACAAACTCCGACAGGCCAGCAGTGTGAACTTCTTCTGCGATTAAGCCACCAAACACGGTGTCTCCATTACCATTGTGCTTATAAGTCACAGGCCGCAACGCAAGCAATTCAGTTAGGCCGTGAGTAGCATCCGCTATTGTATTTTTATATCGTTGTGATGATGTAGAACGAGCAAATCCACCACCGCTATCAACAACCAGATTAGCACCAGTGCCTGTAGTATTATTGTAAACACCTAACGATGAAATTCCTGTTGAGGCAGTCATACTTCCTGTGACAGAAACTCCGCCTGATGTCGTGGCTATTTTAGCGGCATTGTTATGATACACAGTAACTGCACCATCAGTAACAGCCGTTATCATAAACTCATTGTCAGCCGCATTTTTTAACTGAAAGTCAGTAGCTAACACTTTTAGGTCATTAGTACCTTGGTCAGAAATATAGCTGTTAGAACCATCGTGATAAATCTGCAAATCAGACCCAGCACCAAAAGTCAGCTTGTCGTTGTCTGCAAGGTTTACAACACCAGTGCCATCAGGCTCCAATGTGATGTTGTTGTTACTAGCAAGACTGCTGATTTTATTTGTCTTTACTTCACTCATGCTAGGTCTCCGTGAATTGTAACTGAGTTTTCAGCAGAATCTACAGTACCGTTGGCTATGGTTTGCGTATGATATTTTAATAAATTTGTTGTTCTGCTAGAATTAGACGTAACTCCAAGAGCAGGTATATTAAGATACTGCACATCAAATTGACCTGTACCTACGGTTGAACTATAATAAGCCGTTGAAAAAGCACTTGACCAATTTATTGTTGTTAATCCTGTGCCTGTATCTCCCAAGCTACTAACATTAAGAGAATTATGGTCAACGTAAGTTGAGGCTTGCGTGAAAACTAAAAACGCCTTCGCCGCACTCTGCTTAGTCAGCGTAGCCGCACCACCGCCTGTACTCTGAATGGTATCTGCTTTTAATGTACTCATAGCGTCACCAATGTCCCACCGCTTTCAACGGTTAATGTAACACCACTAGCCACAGTAAACGGACCAGTTACATTGGCGTTTTCTGTAGCAAGGATGGTTGTATTTGCTGTAAGGGTTTGTGCGTTGGTACGGAACAGACCACCTGCCTTAAAGTTGCCTTTGTTCTCGGCGGCTGGTGTAATCGTACCCGCTTGTGGAGCAAGGTAATTCACAAAGATATTACCAGTGCCAGAGGAAGGGGCGGCAGTAAATGTTAGTGTAGTGCCATCAGGAATAGTGTAGGCGGCAGTGTCTTGTACAACACCATCAACTGATACCAGCACATCTTGCACAGAAGATACTGTAGTAGTCAGTGTAAATGTGGTATCGCTACCGTCACCATTAAAGCGTTGTACAGCTTTAGTGGCTTGATAACTACCCGGAACTTTTTGACCAATATACGGCATTATCTATTCCTTATGAACTAATAGTATCGACTACGGAAACCCAAACATCTGCGCTTGATGCAGTATCACTCTTTACGTTGAGTATATCGCCAGATTGCATTACAACTTTTGCACCACCATCCAAGACTTGCAGGGCTGAACCTACTGGAATGGGAGCATCCTTAATGATAAAATAATCATCAGTGCCACCTGCACCAGTGATGTATACATCCATTAAGATTTGGGTAGTTGTAACATTAGCAATATTAATACCAATAAGAGCATCATCGGAGTTAGCAGTACGTAAAGCTACTTCACTTGTACCAACATTCCTTGCAATGTTTCTTTCAAAATCCTGTGCCATTTCATCTCCTAATTAAGATAAGTATAATTATACCATACTTTTACTTGTTTGTCAAGTGCTAAAGTGCAATCGCCATAGCCACTGCGAAGCCAGCAGTTGCACCTGTTGCTGGTAGATTAGTTAACTGAGAGCCATCTACTCCCGGTAGTCTAGCAGAACCATCTAGCTGTACTGCATTATTAGCAGATGTACCTGCTGTTAGTACTGCAGCAGAACCTAGTCCTAGTGATGTACGTGCAGTACCTGCAGTCTCTAATACAAAGTTAGAACCATCTCCTACAATAAAGCCACCGTTAGTTACAGCTAGTCCAGCTACATCTTGAAGCTGTGCATCTAGTCTTGCGTTAGCTACTGTGCCAGTAAGCTGAGATGCATCAATGCTTTTGTTTGTAAGAGTATCCGTTGTAGCCTTACCTACCAGTGTATCCGTAGCTGCAGGTAGTGTTACAGTTACATCACCAGTAGCGGCAGGTCCGATAAGTGTTACTGCATTTGTACCGTTGTCTGTGTCTTCTTTAAACAGGATTGAACCTGCAGCAGATGCAGAACCTGTAAGTACAGGAGCAGTTATACTTTTGTTTGTTAGTGTTTGTGTACCTGTAAGTGTAGCTACTGTAGCATCAATTGCAATGTCATCAGCATTAGCAGTAATACCTGTACCACCAATAACATTAAGTGTAACATCACCTGATGTACCACCACCTGTCATACCTGCACCAGCGACTACAGAAGTAATATCACCTACTGGTACTGTAGCTACCTGTGTATCTACATATGCTTTAATTGATTGTTGTGTAGCTAAGTGGTCAGCACTATTAGAAGACATATTGTCTTCATCTTTAATTGAAGTTCCACTTATTGTACTATTCAGCACAGCACTTGTCAAGGTTTTATTTGTAAGTGTGTCTGTAGTAGCTTTACCCACTAAAGTATCTGTAGCTGCTGGCAGTGTGACTGTAACATCTGCAGTAGCAGCAGGACCAATAAGTGTGACAGCGTTAGTGCCGTTATCTGTATCTTCTTTAAATAAAATAGAACCAGCAGATGATGCAGAGCCAGTTAGCACTGGTGCAGTAATAGATTTATTAGTAAGCGTTTGTGAGCCTGTAAGGGTTGCTACAGTGCTGTCAATAGCAATGCTAATTTTTTGTGCAGAACTTGTTGTATCAACGCCTGTGCCACCTTCTACAGTCAGTGACTGGCTATCTAAGTCTACATTTTGTGCGCCACCACTGTCACCAGCAAAGTCTAAGTCTTGTGCAGTTACTTGACTATCCACATACGCCTTAATAGACTGCTGTGTAGCCAGCTTAACGGCACTGTTAGATGCCATATCATCTTCATCTTTGATGCCTGTAACGGTAGCACCATCACCTGCAATGTTAATGCTAGTATTAGCAACAACTGTTGTACCTGTAACTGCAGCAGCAGAGTTACCACCAATTACTGTACCATCAATTTCACCAGAAGCTACATCTACTTTAGAGATGTTGACTTCACCTGTACCTGCTGGTGTTAAATCAATATTGCCGTTAGTATTTGTACTGGTAATTGCATTACCGTTAAGGTTTAGGTTATCTACTTGTGCTTCTGTGACTGCACTATTAGTACCTAATGTTACGGCATCTACTGTACCACCGTTAATGTCGGCAGTGTCAGCTACAAGTGCGTCAATGTTTGCTGTACCGTTAATGTAGGCATCTTTAAACTGTTTAGCGTTACTACCCAAGTCAATGTCGTTATCTGTAGTAGGTTCGATTACACCGTCTTTGACAACAAACTGTTCTGTGCTTGTACCGCCTACATCAATAGATACTTCTACTTGATTATTTGTATCGTCTACTACGACTTTATTCTTTGGAGCAACAACGCCGGGGTCTCCAATTAATCCTATGACTGGACCTTCTGCGGCTGTGCCATCATGCTTGTGACCTGATGTATTTACAAACGCTGCTAGTAATTGGTTGTACTCGTCATTACTGTCGGCTGCATCAATAATGTCACCGTCAGCATAACTGGATTGTCTAGTATAACCTGCCATTTATTATCTCCTTGCGTCAGCTTGAAACTCTAGCTGAAATCCTTTTAATGAATATGGGGCTGATGTGCCTCTATCGTTTACTCGTAATGCTATAGCGAAACCTGAACCTTCAATGGGTTGACGTACTAACGGGTTAGACTGTCCACCGTATGTTGCAGTACCGTACACAGAAGAACCATAGATAGCTACTGAGGTAGTTGTGTCAAACGGATATGCTGCTGGTCTTGCTACGTTAGGTGCTTCGTAGTCATACCGTACAAACAAGTCTGCATTAACGGCTGCTTCTGGTGCGTAGTTAATAATAACACGGTCAAACGATTTACGAATACCAGCATCGCCCATAGTCAAATCGGGTGAACGATACCTACCTGTTACTACACTACCGTCAAAGTCATTGCCTTGTTCTTGTCTATACACGTAGCCATCAAAGTCACCATGAAGAACAATACTTTCACCTGCAACAACTACACTATCGGTACTGTTAGGTCTGATACCTTTTATGTCTGCAAACTCGTAAGCATCGCCTTTACGCACACATATTACACCCGTTGTGGTAGCCCGTGGTGTACCTGCTTTAGAAAAGAATATACGATACTGTGTCTTGTCAGGTATGATAACGCTATCAAACTCATCTACGTCTGACAGTCCTTCAAATCTTTCCTGCACTGCACGACTAATTGTACCAAGTTCTACGTCACCAATCTTCTCTGTACCAGCAACAGTACGCAGTCCATCTGGACCTAAGAAAACAATGTCACCTGCAAATTCTTGAATGGTAAAACCGTTTAGACATCCAATCTCTCTAGTTACAGGTTGCAGAACAAAGTCTGCTATTGTATTACCTACTAACTTAAAGATACGTTCTTCACAAAAGATATAGAGTGAATCACGAAACGGAAACAGTCCAGTAATATTGCTATCAACATTAATAGAACCTGCACCATTAGCTGTACTAAAGTCTGTGTCTGTGTAGGGTGCAGTAAATACTAACTCTTGTGGAGTAGAAGACATGCCAGCAAAGAACAATGACTCTTTAAAACCTGTAACAAACTTAGGATTAGACGGTGCGCCTGTACCACTAATATCTGTTACCGTAGTGTTATCGTATTTAGATGCATGATTAGCACCGTCTGCCCACACAATAAATTCTGTACCTGCTAGTGTGTATCTAAAGAAAGTATAGCGTCCTGCGCCTGTTCTACCTGAGTCTATCTCTGTCCAAGACCCACTACCTGCAGCACCTTTGTGTATCTTACGTCCCCGCGCTGCAAGCACGTTACCCTTAAAATGGGCAGACATAAGTACAGATTCACTAGAAAGCTGGTCTTGTGGAACAATGTTACTATTCCACTTGTTGTATCCTGAGATACGCCTGTACCCACCAGTAGTGGCAGGTTCAAAGTTTTCTAGTTCAAGTGCCATCCCCGGCTGCATTGCAAAGGTTGACTGGTCGAGAACTAGACCACCTTGACATGCAAACACAAAGGGATTAAGGCCAGATTCATCTGCCATTTAAAACCTCTAAAATCCACCCGCGCCAGCACCATACCGTTGTGAGTAAGGAATGTATGTAGACCTAACGTAATCCGCACGGTTCAACAAGATAGACTGCATTTGCTTAATACCATCTTCAAATCGTGAGAAGTTAATTCCGTACTGTTGTGCCTCACCACGATACTGATATGCATATGCGGTAGCACCATCTACAACTACTTGTCTATACTGTTCTGGAACTGTAGGCACATCTCCATGTGCAGACAAAGCTGTAGGTTTTTTATAGTATTCTAATTTTAATTCATATGCTTTATCAGGATAAGGAAATAAACCATAGTTATTATCTGGACTTCTAAATACATAAATAGGAACAGCACCTACACCTGTTGTAGTTTCTTGTTCAATATATTTTTGAGTATATTCTTTATAATCCATAATACGCAAAGTAATACCGTTTACTGCAAGCGTATCATCTTTGCTAATTCTAAAAGTATCATAGTCTACAGACTGTGAGTCTGCGGGAATAGTGTAGCGTGTTTGACCAGCTACTAATGTTTGTGAATGTGTATCATGTGTAAAAGGCCAACCAAACTCTCGCTGGTTGACATAGTTAATAGCATCGTTTACTGCATTCTTACACTGAACCTGAAAGCCACGTGCAGACCCGAAGTTAGCAGATGTAAGTGCTACTTCATTCATACGAGCAATAACTTCATTAGTAATGTCTAGGTAAGTGTATGCCATCGTGCATCCTTATAAAGCGAAAGTAAAGGGGCAAGTTGCCCTGCCCCAATACTATGTTATTTAAGCA